AAGAAAGCCCGCGCCCTGCTCTCAAGCCCGGACGCGGGCGCCATGGCCGTCGCGCTCTACAAACAAACCTGCTACCAGCAGCAACTGCTCCAGCAGGCCGTCAACGAAATCGCTCGCCTCGAATGTGCGCTGATGGGCTTTTAGAACAGGTCAGCATCGACCGCCACCTCATCAGTGGCAGCAGCCAGGCCAGGATCCACCCAGTCGCGCGGCGGCTGAGCAACGGCGCTGATGTAGTTCAATCCCTTGCTGCTGGTCTTCTTCCAGCCGCTGATTGGCACCTGGACGCTGCCGTACTGGTCCGGGCTCTGGCTCATGATGTACCGGCAGAGGGCATCGACCTCCTCCACCTTGATGTTCATCATCCCGCTGAAGTCCACCTTGATCTCGGGCTTGGTCGACTTGAAGATGCTCAGGTTCAGCGTGAAGCTCATTGGTCCTCGTTGGTAATGGTGTTGGCCTGTTCGTATTGCTCCACCCCGGCCAATGGGTAGAGCACGAAGCCTGGCGTGCGGAAATACGCCGGACCTTTGCCAGCCTTACGCCAGCGCATCAGGGTGTCGCGGTGGACTCCCCAACGCTCAGCCAGCTCGCTAGCAGTCAGATACTCAGAAGAGTTCATCGGTTTCTGGCTCTGATGCCGGGGCAGGTGTCGGCTCAGGCTTAGCGATTGCAGCATTGAGATCCGCCACGCTGGCCGCCGGGGTCTCGCTGACGCTCACCGGCTGGATGTCGACCACCTCCTCTTGACTCTGGATGCCTACCAGCAGGTCAGGCACATAGAGCCGCCCGAACATCGCCGCCGCTCGATAGCGCAGCATCAGCTCAGGCATGGTCTTCCACTTGCTGCCGGCCTTAGTCGACCACCCCTCAGCGCGAGCCATCGCCATGCTCACTGCTGGGCCGGTGACGGTCTTGCCCGAGGCCTTCTCAACTGCAGAGCATCTGCAGGCCATCTCCTCGCCCTTGCCCCCTAGTTCGTACTGCAGCGGCTCGAAGCGGCCGCAGCCGTTGATCAGCGCAATGATGAACTGGCTGCTCCAGCTCGGGCGGCCGTGGATGATGTGCAGGTTCTGCATCACCTGAAAGATCCCCATGCCCATTCGGTTGGCGATCTCAAGCGCCACCAAGCAGTTGGCGAAACCCTGCTGGCCTTGAAACTGCGGCGGAATCAGCGTGCTGCTGGCCAGTGCCTTCGCGATGCGCTGGGCATCCTCGAACGCGGCGATGTCGTTGAACACTGAGCCGGTGGTTGTTGTGATTGCTGTGCTGTCGGTCATTATCAAAAGTGATCAAAGAGAGTTTCTTCTTGAAAGTGAACAAGTCTCAATTCTGCTGCATGAACAATGTTGCGAGCGTCATAAACGTTAAATCTTGAAACCTGCGTTGCTCCTAGATGCTTCCCTTCAATAACCACATGGTCATTAGCCATTTCCACAATCACGGCTTTGCGCCAACAGTTGCCGAGGTAGACGCCAATCGCGTCACCGTTTTTGAATCCATTCCAATTAAACGGATCTGCTGCCATTCTCTTTGCTGCAGAGATACGCGGCCTAAGACTTGGCTGATGTAATTGGTTCATTGAATAATTTGCATCGTCTGGATGCCACGAAACACTGAGGTGGTGGTGATTGCTGTGCTGTCGGTCATCAGAACTCCTGGATCTCCTCAATGGGTTGCGTGGTCTTGCTGCCAGTCATCCATGTCGGCAGGCTGATCATCTCGATCTGGTCGCTGTAGCCAGGGAAGTTACCGGCGGCCTTGCATTCCGCCAGCTTGGCCAAGTCGCGCATGGCGGTCTTCATGCCGTGCTCAATCATCTGCTCATCCGCTGCGTAGACCGCCACCGCATAAGGCGGCTTCTTCTCAACAGCAATGAAGATGAACTGCATTGGCCTGGTGCCAGTGGCCTCAGCTAGCGAGTGGGTGTACCAAGCGGCCTGCACGTGGTAGCGCCATTGTGCGATCGACTTGCGAAACCCGGCCGGGGAAGCATCCTCGGTGGTCTTGAGATCCACCACGATCGCGCCGTCACTAGTCAGCCAGTCAGGGCGGCATTTGCATTCCAATCCTGTGGCGCCATCCGTCCACATGTGGGTGGTCTCAGCCTCGCCTGGCAGGTTGAGCAGCATGGCCGCGGCGGGATGGCTCAGGATCGCTCTGCCCATGTGCATCACATGGTCAGCCTCATCTCGGCTCAGCATCGTCTTGCCAGCAGCATCGGCCTCGAATGCTGCCCATGCCTCCTTACCGGCCTTCGTGCGCCGGTCGATGCCATCAGGTGCCACGGCGTATTCCCGGTCCCACTTGTCCAGCTCCAGCACATGGGTGTGGAGCGCGCTGCCTAGCCGCATTGCGGGCGTCGGCTCAGGGATGATGCGCTTCGGATCTACAAACCGCGCCCAGTAGTGCAGCGGTGAGCGGGCGATCAGGTCTAAGTGGCTTTTGCTGATCGCTGGGTGCGCGTGATAGTCGGCGTTCTCCATGGGTTGTTGCGACTTGCCGTAGCCTATAGCCTGATGCCATCAGATGCAACCCTATGCAGCTCCGCGGTTATCAGCAGCAGGCCATCGATGATCTCCGCAATGCCTACCGCGCTGGTAGCCGTGCCCCATTGCTATGCCTACCAACCGGCGGCGGCAAGACAATCATCTTCTCCGCCATCGCTCAGTCCGCCGTAGCCCGTGGCCGCAAGGTGCTGATCCTGGTGCATCGCCGCGAACTGCTCCACCAGGCCAGCCGCAAGCTCACCGCCATCGGCGTCGATCATGGCCTGATCGCTGCTGGCGTTTCAACCAGTGACCAACCAGTTCAGGTGGCCTCAGTGCAAACCCTTGTGCGCAGGCTGCACACCATGACCTGGCAGCCGTCGCTGATCATCATCGACGAGGCCCATCATGCCGCAGCAGGCTCATGGGAACAAGTCCTCCGCTATTGGCCTGATGCCTTCCGCCTTGGCGTCACCGCCACACCATGCCGCCTCGATGGCCGCGGCCTAGCGCAGGCTTTCGATCACCTGGTGCTGGGCCCATCCGTCGCCAGCCTGATCAATGCCGCCTATCTCACCGGCGCTCGCATTTACGCCCCGCCGCAGGTCGCCGACCTATCAGGCATCCGCAAGCGTGCTGGTGATTACGCCGCCGACCAGGCCGCTGATGCCATGAATCGCCCCACCGTCACCGGCGATGCCATCGCCCACTACCTACGCTTGGCAGCAGGTCAGCAGGCGATCGCGTTCTGCTGCTCCATCGATCACGCCAACTCTGTCTGCGCTGGATTCACCGCCGCCAACATCAACGCCGCCACCCTGCTAGGCAACACCCCCAACCGCGATCAGGTCGTTGCAGCATTTGCTGCCGGTTCGCTGCAGATTTTGGTGACCGTTGATGTGGTTTCCGAAGGCTTCGACATCCCAGCCGCTAGCTGCGCCATCCTGCTCCGACCAACGCAGTCGCTGGGGCTCTACCTCCAGCAGATAGGTCGCGTGTTGCGGCCTGCGCCGGGCAAGCTCCACGCGCTGGTGCTCGACCACGTTGGCAATGTCACGCGCCATGGCTTCCCGGATGATTATCGCGACTGGTCGCTAAGCGATGGCGTCAAGCGAACAACCGGCACTGCAGCGCCGTCAGTGCGGACATGCCCAGAATGCTTCGCGGCATTCAAGCCAGCACCCATCTGCCCAGTATGTGGCGCGGCCTGCGCACCGATCCAATCGCGCGTCATTCGCGAGATTGCAGGTGAGCTGACCGAGTTGCGGCGTGATGCCATTCGCGCCAAGAAGCGTGATCAAGGCCGTGCACGCACCCTCCCCGAACTCCTCGCCCTAGCCAAACAGCGCGGCTACAGCCCCGGCTGGGCGTATCGGATTTTCCATGCCAGAAACCGCTAAAATGGTGCGCCCTTGCGCGCGCTAACGCCAAGGGCATGACCACCCGGTACTACGAGTGATGCCTAAGGCTAAACCTTTGCCAGACATAGCTACGCTTTACCAGATTCTTGAATATGATCCCGTATATGGAATATTTATCTGGATTGAATCAAGGCCAAAATGTAAAAAAGGCTCAGTAGCAGGCTCATTGAATAAAGATGGTTACATTTACATATGCATCAATGGCATTCGTTACACAGCGCAAAGATTGGCCTGGTTATTTTTTTACAACGAAGACCCAGGTATAAAACAAGTCGATCATATAAATGGCGATAAAGTCGATAATGCAATAAAAAATTTGCGATTAGCCACGCAGGCTGAAAATATGAGGAATAGAACATATCACAAGCGTAATAAATTAAAAATTAAAGGAGTGAGTTATCATGCCACAAAAAGAAAATATGTTGCTAAAATTTGCATAGATTATAAATCAATTCATATTGGCTATTTTGACACTCCTGAACTAGCGCACATGGCCTACTGTAAGGCCGCGGCAGAATTGCACGGGGAGTTTGCCCGTGGCCAATGAACGCTGAGACTGAAATCCAGCAGCGCATCCGCCTCGCACTTGGCACCACTCCACACCTCCGCCTGTTCCGCAATCAGGTCGGTCAACTCCCCGATCCACGCACTGGCCGCCCTGTTCAGTTCGGTCTCGCTCGTGGCTCATCAGACCTGATCGGCTGGCGCACCGTCACCGTCACACCCGACATGGTGGGCACTCGCCTCGCGGTCTTCACCTCAATCGAAGTCAAAACACCCACAGGCCGTCTGACGCCGCAGCAGCACGCCTGGCTCGGCACTGTCCGTAACGCTGGTGGTATCGCTGGCGTAGCACGCTCAGTGCGCGACGCAGAAGAAATCCTGAGATAGGTTCCCAACCTCCTATCCACCAGCCACACTCTGTCGGCTACCCGTCAGAGACAAGTGACACCCATCGTCGATCAGCTTTCGTCGATACCCGACACCTGGGCGCTAGTCGCCGTCGGTAACGACAAAAGACCCTACCAACCCGAGTGGCAGAAGAACCCACTCACCAAACGCCAGCTCGAAGCAGAACTCGCTGCAGGCCGTGCCGTAGCTGTAGGCATTCTCGCAGGCGCACCATCCGGCGGCCTCCTCTTCGTTGATCACGATGGCCTCGGTGCCTCTGAGGTGCTCCAATCACTTGGCACCTCACTGCGTGATCTTCCAAAGTCCTGGGCCGTTACCTCAGGCCGTGATGGCCGTCTGCAAATCATCTACCGCGTACCAGAACCCTTCTGGGACCAGATCAAGACCACCAAGCTCAAGTCATCCATCAAAGGCGAACAGCTCGAACTGCGCTGGACTGGCTGCCAATCGATCATCCTCGGCAAGCACCCCATCACCGGCTCCTATCGCTGGCTCAAAGATCGCTCACCCATTGACCTTCCCCTCGCAGATGCGCCATCCGTGCTGCTCCAGCAGATGCATCGCACACCGGAACCGCCGCCACTGATCCACCTCCCTAATCCCGTCGAAGATGCAGAGCACGCTCGCGCATACCTCGATCGCATCCCCTCATCACGCGCTGATGACTACGACGAATGGGTCAAGGTCGGCATGGCACTCCATAGCGTTGGTGACGACTCACTCCTCAAAGACTGGATCCAATGGTCCGCTGGCTCCGGCAAGTTCAAAGCCGGCGAATGCGAAGCAAAATGGGGCACCTTCAAATCCGACACTGGCGGCGTTGGTCTTGGCACGCTCTATCACCTTGCTGGTGGCCTCTCCCAACGTCAGCTAGCAATCAAGGCCATCAAGTCAGCCCTAGGCAGTAACCATCCCAAGGCAGCAGCCTTTGAAACCGCTGGCACAAAAGCCATCAAGCTCGAAACCGATGAACTGTTATCGCTCATCCGTCAACAGCAAGGTCAACGCCTCAGGTACAACGTCTATACCCAGGCCATTGAGCTAGACGGCAACCCGCTCAACAACCTGGAGCACTACTACCTCGACCTCGCACTGGCAGGCGTCAAGGTCTCGAAAGAACTGGCCGCTGATGCTGTTGTCTATGTCGCCAAAGAGAACCAGTACGACCCAGTTCGCGAATACCTCGATCGTGTCGCAGATCAGGTGCCACCAACACAGATCGACCACCTAGCTACCTGTTACCTCCGCCCTCACGACACACCAGGCACGCTCTATGACGCCATGCTGCGCTGCACCCTCATCGCAGCTGTCCGTCGCGTCTATGAGCCAGGCGCTAAGCATGATTCCGCCTGCGTGCTCATGGGCCCACAGGGCTGCGGCAAGTCCACCTTCTGGCGCAACCTCGGCGGTGCCTTCTTCTCTGATGCCCTGCGCGATGTATCCAGCAAGGACGACCTCATGGTGCTCCACCGCTCCTGGATCATGGAGTACGGCGAGCTGGACTTCCTCACAGGTCGCCGTCATGCCGGTCAGGTCAAGGCGTTTCTATCCCAACAGATAGACACCTTCCGCGTGCCCTACGGCAAGGCCACAGAGGATTTCCCGCGTCGGTGCATCATCGTCGGCTCCACCAACCGCGACAGCGGCTTCCTGGTCGATGACACCGGCAACCGTCGCTTCTGGGTCATCCCAACCACAGCAGCGCCACACATCCCCGTCGATGGCCTGCTCCTTGAGCGTGATGCCATTTGGTCTGCTGCTGTCGCTGCCTATCGCGCCGGTGAACCCAATCACCTGCCCCATGACATGGAGCAGCAGGTCGCGACAGAGAACGAAACCTACCTCGTCTCTAACCCATGGCAGGCCGCCATCGAGATCTACCTCACACGTCGCCAATCAGTCGAGCCGCTGACCTCTGAGGAGCTGTTAAGCAACGCAATCGAGAAGCCACTGGAGCGCCAAACCAGGGGCGACCAGATGCAGGTCGCAGCCATTCTCAGGGATCTCGGATGGGTCAAGTACAGAGACTGCAGCGGCGCTAAACGCCAATGGGCGTATCGACTCCCAACCTCGTGAAAATGGTTGGGAGCGCAAATCGTCTGGCCTGACTGCCTTCTCCCTACTTACTAACCTCCTAACCTAGTATATATATTATATATATATAGGGTATAAGGGGGGTAATCCCCTAAGTGTTGGGGGGGGGTCAGGTTGGGTCAGGTTGGGCACAGGGCTTTCGCCTTACCCTTGGGACATGACCACCCTCCGCCTCGACATCCGCTCTGAGCTGCCCACCGCCATCCGGTGGACAGACACCATGACCAGGCAGCTCCCCTTCGCCATCAGCCAGGCGTTGAACAAGACCGCCTTTGACATGCGGCAGGCGATGAACGGGGCGACGCGCCAGTACTTCAAGGATCCGGTCCCCTTCACCCAGCGCGCGTTCCTGGTCAACAGGTCCAGCAAGCGTGACCTCACCGCTGAGGTGTACGCCGAGCGTCGGCGTGCCCGTTACCTGCGCACGCTGATCACAGGCGGTGACCGCGGACAGAAGCCAGTGGAGCTGCGCTACCTGGCCAAAGCTGAAGCCACCATGCCGAAGGGTTCGGTGCTCGTGCCTGCAGCGATCAACCTCACAAGCGCTGGAAACGTCTCCCTTGCCACGCTGAAGCGCATTGAGGCACAGATAGCTACGAAGGGGCGCAATAGCGTCTTCCTAGGGCGTCCAGACGGCGGTGGTAGGCCACCCGGGGTTTATCAGCGGACCGCTAAAGGGAAACTCCGCCCGCTATTTATCGCCGTGCCTCGTGCCCGTTACGGCAAGATATTCCCGATGGAGCAGATCGGGCAGACTGTCATCAACCGACGCTTCGGTGATTACCTGCGCAGCAGCCTGGAGCGCGCGGTGTCGACGGCTAGGTAGGGGGAGGGGGGTGGCCTGTTGCGGGTCCTTTCTAGGGTGTTTATCGCGGGTCGTCCAATCGCGCACGCTTTCGCTAGCGCCAGCGACAAAATCTCCTAAACGGTTGCAGCGCAAGGGATCTCAGGCAGTCTTGCGTGAAACTTCCTCTAAGACAGTTTAGGAGGGTTTAGCAGCAGTTAAGTTAGCGGCAGTGCTAGTTAACTCTGTGCTCGTTACTTTCGCTGAGTTTGCAGCGATCAGGGGATGCACGAAAGCCGCTGTGACTCATGCAAGCAAGAGCCGAATCGCTGAGGCGATTGTGATCAAGGATGAGAAAAAGTGGATTGATCGTGACCTTGCCCTGGACCTGTGGAACAAGAACACAGCCGCCACACATGCCAGCAAGGTAAGCCGACCTGATCCAGTTGATGCGCGAGAGTTGCGGCAGCGGGTGGCAGGGTTGCCTGATGATGAGATCCCGGACCTTAACGAGAGCAGGGCACGGCGTGAGCATTATCAGGCGGAGCTGGCGAAGCTGGAGGTGGATCTGAAGCGGCGCGAGCTGGTGCCTGCTGTGGAGGTGAAGAAGGAGGCGTATGCGTTGGGGCGGAGTGTGCGTGAGGCGCTGGCGAATTTGGCGGATCGGTTGAGTCACCAGCTTGCGGGCGAGACGGATCCAGCGCGTATCCACGCGGTGCTGACAGATGAGCACCGGGCGGCACTGGTGGAGCTGGCTGATGGTTGATTCTTGGCGGGCTGGATTTTTAGAGGGCTTGCGACCTGAGCAGTCGTTGACGGTGAGTGAGTGGTCGGATCGCTACCGCAAGCTGAGTAGCAAGGCAAGTGCGGAGCCAGGGCCATGGCGGACGGCAAGGACGCCTTACCTGCGGGAGCCGATGGACTGCTTGAGCAGCAACAGTTCAGTGCAGCGGGTGGTGATGATGTTTGCTGCGCAAACGGGCAAGACCGAGGCCGGCAGTAACTGGCTGGGTTATGTGATCGACCATGCACCGGGCCCGATGCTGTGCGTGCAACCGACAGTGGAGATGGCAAAGCGACTGAGCAAGCAGCGACTGGAGAGCTTGATTAGCGAGACGCCATGCCTAGCTGAGAAGATTGCACCAGCCAGGAGCAGGGATTCTGGCAACACAATGTTCTCAAAAGAGTATCAAGGTGGGATTCTCTTGATCACTGGCGGTAACAGCGCTACTGGGTTGCGATCAGCGCCGTGCCGTTATTTGTTTATGGATGAGATCGATGCCTTTCCGAGTGATGTGGATGGCGAGGGCGATCCGGTGGCACTAGCCGAGCGGCGGACAACGACGTTCGCGCGGCGGAAAATTTTGCTGACTAGCACGCCAACAGTGAAGGACTTCAGCCGGATCGAGGCGGAGTATGGGCGAAGCGATCAGCGGCGGTTCTATGTGCCATGCCCATGCTGTGGTGAGATGCAATGGCTGCAGTGGTCAAGGTTGAAGTGGGAGGAGAGGCGACCAGAGACTGCGCGATATGAGTGCGTGAGGTGCGGTGAGCGAATTGAGGAGGTGCATAAGCCGCGAATGCTTGCTGCTGGTGAATGGCGAGCCACGGCACCGAGTGATAAGAAGACCGCTGGCTTTCATTTATCGGGGTTGTATAGCCCGCTGGGGTGGTGCAGTTGGGAGCAGTTGGTGGATGACTTCCTGCGGGCGAAGGGCGATGGCCCTGCGTTGAAGGCGTTTGTGAATACGAGGTTGGCAGAGACCTGGGAGGAGGACTTCGCGGCGGCGGTGAATGCTGATGGCCTGATGGCCAAGCGGTTGGCGTATGAATCGGGCACCTGTCCAGAAGGAGTGGTGCTGCTGACGGCTGGTGTCGACGTGCAGGACAATCGGCTTGCGGTGAGTGTGTGGGGATGGGGCGAGGGGGAGACTGGCTGGCTGGTGTGGCACCAGGAGCTGATGGGCGACCCGACGCAGGTAGAGGTGTGGAAGCAGCTAGATCAGGTCTTGGCTACGACATGGCCAACGGCTGGCGGCAAGGAGCTGAAGGTGGCGCAGATGGCGATTGACTCAGGCGGCCACTGCACCCATGAGGTCTACCGCTATGTGCGTGATCGGGTGCGGCAGGGCGTGGTGGCGATCAAGGGCAGCAGCAGACGCAACAGTCCGGCAGTGGGCAAGGGCAGCAAGGTAGATGTGAACTGGCAGGGCAAGGTATTGAAGAAGGGCGTGACGCTGTACCAGCTAGGCACGGACACGATCAAGACCACGCTGTTCGGCCGGCTGCGGCATAACGAGGGCAGCGGCAGCTTGAACTTTGGATTGGCTGCAGACGA